GAGCCGATGTAGTGTATGAACTAGATCACGTTTTCCCTGTGAATGCTGGTGGTAAAGATGGGTTCGAGAACTTTCAGTTTCTCTCAGCAAATGCAAATCAATTTGTTAAATGTTCACTGACATACGACGATCTTCTTAAGAGAGTCGATTTATCAAGAAAACTGAAAACAAGAATTAGACGCGTTTTAGCGCGTAGAAAGAAGCTTTTCAAATCTGATCAATGGAAGAATTGGATACAAAAAGTTGAGGCAATGGAAGCCCAAGTAAAAAAAGTTAAAGAAACTACTTGACATACCCTCTCGGATATGTTATAATAATAATGGGAGTACGGTTGAAACCCTGCTTACCTTAGTGATAACACACAAAAAAATAACCAAACTTAGGAGTAAATTATGGCTATTAATCTAGAAGCAATGCGAGCAAAGCTCAATCAATCAAAAAACGGTGGAAAATCATCCGGAAAATCGAGTACCATGTGGAGACCAAAAGCTGGCGACCAAATGATACGTATTCTTCCAACAAAAGATGGTGATCCGTTCCGTGAATTTCATTTCCACTATAATGTTGGAAAAAACCCTGGAATTTATTGCAACAAACGAAATGACGGCGGTGAATGTGCCATCTGTGATTTCGCATCAAAGCTTTGGAGGGATGGTATGGAAAATGATGACCAAAACCTCAAAAACGAAGCTAAAAAGATGTTCGCGCGAAAGCGTTATTACTCACCTGTTCTTGTTCGTGGACACGAATCTGAAGGTGTAAAAATCTGGGCTTATGGTAAAACAGCTTATGAAACCCTGCTAGGTTATGTATTGGATCCTGACTATGGAGATATTACAGACCCACAAGCTGGAACTGACATTAAGTTGAATTACAATGTTCCCGGAACACCCGGTTCTTTCCCGAAGACAACTCTGCAACCTCGACGACGTCCATCGATACTTTGTGACGACGT